CAGGCCCAAAGGTATTTCCCCGTGTGCAGGGAATCACCGCCAGGCGAATAGGCAATGATCTGGGCGCCGAGAAAAGACTCCCGGACCCACTCCACGCTGATGTCGAAGCGAGCCACAACCCCGTCGTCGATCAACCACTTCAGCGCCTCGGCCAGATAGTCGTAGGCACGGTTCAGCGTCGTCTGGGTCTGCTTCTCTCGTTGCAGGAGCCAGAGCTTGCTACCCAGAGGCGCGTCAGGGTCGAACTGGTCGCCCCACCAGCCACGAGGATCGCCGGTTCCATCCGGGATGACGTCGTCGGGGGCTGCCATTGCGTCGGTGAAGACGCTTACCAGCATGGCCGTCGCAAGGTCCGCGCCGGTTACCAACGCGCCTTCAGACAGCAGCCAATCGCCGTGAGCAACGCCTGCATCCCAAACTGTGCGGATATCGCTCATTGAGGCTCCCCGGGCTTTTCCGATGTCACAGTCGCACTGCCACTCTGGACGTTCTTCACAGGGTGGTGGTGGTCGTTGTACACATCGCGCATGCCCTTCATGGTCCGATCGTTGGTCTCGAAGTTGTCTTGCATGTCGCCCAACGACTTGACCATAGGTGCCCGCAGCTCGATCCCGCCAGGCGCAACGATGGTCAGCTTCCCGCTCAGGTTCCAGGTCACATCTTTCGCGTTGTTCACGACAACGTCCTGGCCGCCGGCATCAACCACGATCCCACCCGCAGCGGTCAGGTAGACATACTTTCCGTCTTCGCTGTACAGCTTCGTTTCACCGGCCAGCAGACCGCGCGGCCGACTCCCTTGATGGTTGACGCCGACCACCATGGTGGACGATCGGTCGCCCGACACCGCTGCCAGAGCAGCGTCAGATCCCGCCGGAGGATTAGACGTAAGGCCGAATTCCTGCGGACGCACCCGCCTGTCCGCCACTTCCAACCCGCTGGCCCTCACCTGCATCAACTGCACCGGCCCGCTGTCATCCACGGCCGTGACGACACCGCGCCCGACCATCATCTGAAGCCGGCGCCACAGCCGTTCGATTGCTTGTTCCATATCACCCCACCACTTGATCCGGTGCGAATTGAGCCCAGATGAAGGGCTGCTGATAGAAGGCCTGCGGCGGCATCAGCAGAACGTCGCAGGTTGTACCTGCGCGTCCGCGGTTGTAGGTCGTCTCGGCGATCAACCACGAAACGGGAGAAGCCTCCGATCCTAGCTTCAAGGACGGAATCGCAAGGGAAGCCATCGTGTTGGGCGTGTACAGTGCGCCCGACGAGTCCCGCCAGCTGTCGGTGTTCAACCGGACAAAAAAGGACCGTCCCTGCCGCCGAGACATTTCCCACTTCGCCCTGTCTTCAGCCACCATGCTTCCGCCCAGAAGGTTCTCCGACAGCACAACCCGCGGCCTATATCGAGGCACGCTTTCATCCACCAGATGCGCGATCTGGTTCGGAGCGCCACCTACATCGCTGAACT